AGGTTAGCACCACTGAGGTTAGCATCACTGAGGTAAGCATCACTGAGGTAAGCATCACTGAGGTAAGCCTTGCCCTCTATAACAGCCTCCTTAAAAATAGTCTTAGTGGATTGAAACTTGATAACGCCATAACGACTGTTTATTGCTATTCCAACTACTTTTTCTTCTTTCTTTAAATCTTCTTCGGCTACATACTTTTTAAGTTCTTCTATTTTGTCTAATGCTTCTTGTTTTGTTATTTTCATATTTTTACTATCTTATTTATTTCTATTTGGTTCATGATTATTTCTTCTTTGGTTCATCTAGGAAAAACGTATCTTTTAATTCCTCATTCTCTGTTAGCTGATATAGGAAGGGAACATCTGCCCAATTCCTCAGAGCTTGCCAGAATCTTTGACTTGGGTTGGCTTCACAGTATTTGGTGAAACTCTTTATTTGTTTGGCGTTTTTATTTTTCATATAGTTATCCAAGTGGGTTAATATCCCAAGGAGTGCTACCATCTTTGGGTTTTAATACTTCATCGTAATCACTGGCGGTATCTTGTGAATCTTCTATGCATTTATGGTTATCGCCATAGTAAAAGAACTTACACACTTCACACCAGATTAAATTTAAGTTGAAGTGTTCCATTTTTAGATATGAATTCCAGCAAATCTTAAGAGGTAAATAACGGCAATGATTTTGTTTTTATTATTATTTTTAATACCATCTTCCCATTAGCGCCGCGACAATCTTATCTGTCGCTTTCTCATACCAACGCTGTCTATAATGCTTAACGATCAACTTTCTGATTTGATTCTCTTTCTTTTGACTGAAAAAGGCTCTTTCTTCTTCCGGGTTCATTATATCTTCATCCCAAGGTAATCCGCCCCCACTTCCTCCTGGTTGATGTCTCATGGTAATAATTGTTTAAAAAACGCATAACTTGGAGCTACTTTCCACTGATAATGTTTGGGGTACGTTAGCTTTGGTATCGCAGGAGTTGGAATGTGCGCGTGATTATAAGCATCCTCTTTTGTTACCGCTTCGAGAATTAACTCGGCAGCGTTAAGTGGTCGCTTCCACCCGGGGCAATACTCACGCATGGAGATCATGATGGGTGATTTAGTCATTTTGTGTTGGTTTAAATACTAAATACTCACTAATAACTGCTTTGGCTTTTCCGCTTTGCTCTTCTTTCGCCTTAGCAACCTTCAAAGTTTCAATCTTTTTTTCTATTGCTGACGTATACTTCCATATTCTTTTCTCCGCCACAGTGAAGCGCCCTATGTCTGGACTCTCAAGAGTCTTCACACCCTTCTTTTTAAAATCCTCAATAATCTTTTCTCGAAGCATCTCGCGTTCGACCATTATATTCTGGTAGATTTTATCTACCGAATAATATTTCTCTAATAAATCATTTTTCATTTTGAATTTTGTTAAACGTATTCTCCCAAGCCCCTGCTCTAACCTCTGGTGCCGTCTGCTTCTTACTTAGCTTTCGCTGTGTTCAGATCATAACGAGCATTGAGGCTAAAGCGGGAACTGGGAAGAACCTCTAAAGTATACATGCATTGCTTACGGCAAGCAACTATTTAGTTGTGGATAGCGTTTTGGTCTTACGCGCCAACACGCTTTTCTTCTGCATAGCTCTATAGAAAGCCTTTGATCGTGGCTTTTTCTTGTGTCCGCTCTTGGCAATCTTACTCATAACTCTTGATATTTGTTTTTTATTTAAATCTTTCATTGAATTTGGCTATTCTTATTTTATGCGCGGCTCTTTCGGCTTTCACATATTCGGTCTGTCTTTTTAATTTACATTTCATGCAGGTAAACTTCTGCGTCAGTCTCCATGTTTTTCTCTCAACTGTTTTACGGCAATGCTGGCACTGGGCCTTGTATGTTAGATAGTTCTGGGGCATTTTTATATTGGTTAAAATCTTCTTCAATCTCAGCCGCACATCTTTTAATAATCTTTATCAAAGCATCGAGTTCCCATTTTGCTATTCTTCGATTAAAAACTTCGTACTTACCTGTTAATTTTAATTCTCTTGTATCACCCTCGAGAATGTGTCCATCAAATTCTATTGAATTCCTCCCAAAAGTCGTCTCAACCCAAATAAGTTTTGTGTATGGGTTGACCTTCTCATGCTTAAGCTTTACGAGAAGCGAGTAGAAGACAAGTTGCATGTGGCGGGTAACTTTGACCTGATCCCAAGGGGCCTTGCCATCTTTGTTTCGATGGCTGAATTTATAATCAAGAAGCGAAAGTCCTTTTGGATCAAATGAATCAATACAGCCTCCAATCCGGATATCACTTCGGGGAAGTAATATCTCTATATTGTATTCGGTCTTTGTGTGGCGTGGTATTCCCTCAAGTACCACTTCACCATTTTCAAGTGCCTTGTGCATAATGTGGCCGAACATTGTCTCTGGAGTAGCAAATGATTTGCCTTCATAGTAACGTCCTCGGTAACTTGATTTTGATTTCATCCAAGAGTCGAGAGCTGAGTAGCGAAGAGTGTCTATCTCACCGATTATCTCTCCTTCTTTATTAAATTTATATCCGTAACTCATATTGTTATACACAGCTTATCACTTGTGCTTGCGGTAAGCAATGGTATTATACACAGGTGCTCATTAAAAATAACGCAACACGCAACATGGCAAAAGAAATAGAAGGAGCTCCTAAAAAAGCTACCCCACAAAGTGGTTACGATTTTAATAATTTCGAAAAGGACGCTTTGACGAAACCAAGAGATCTCGCATGGGATAATTGGTGGAAAGCAGAGAAGGTCGGCGACATGGTTCAGGGATATATCCGCGATGTATTCTACCGAGCCGCAGAAGGTAAATTCAAAGATCAACGAGGCGTCACTCTGGAGCAGCAGAACGGAGAGATGATAAACGTCGGAATCAAGAGACTCTCATTTGTTCTTGATAAGACGGATAACCTTAGACTTGGTGATCCTCTTACTGTAAAATTTGAATCTGAAATCCCAGCACGCGAAAAGGGATTATCAGCAACAAAAGTTATTGCTTTTTATGGAACAAAACTTCCAGCAAACGACGGCAATAAGACAGTTAAGGAATTAGACTCAGAGAGTATGGCAGAAGGTGGGGCTGCCGCTCCCGCAAGTGAAGTCGACAAAGCCTTTGATTCTATCAAAAGCGATAGCGACGAAATTCCGTTTGACTAATAACTAATTAAATAAAACTATGCAAGAAGAAGAAAAGAAAGTTGAAGAAGTAAAAACAGAGGAAGAAGTAGCGGCTGAAAATGCAGAGGCGGCTGACGAAGAAAGTTCAGCTCCTGAAGGAGACGCAGTAGCAGTCTAGTCGCTAGATAATACTTCGATAAAAGAAATTTCCCTTGCTCTTTCGAGAGTGAGGGATTTTCTTTTGCTGACTGTTTGTTCACGAAAGAAATCTTCTACTTCAATTATGAAAAATACGCCCGGATATTTGATGACAACGTAAGCGTCTGCGCTCCTGAGATAAAAAAGATCAAACGGCTTCACTCCGCGCGAATCATCTGGTGCTTTATATAAAATTCCGTTTCTTGATTTAGCTGCAAGAAGTGCGACAATCTGGTGTTCTTGTACTGCGTCGAAGGGAATCGAGCCGGACGTAGTCTGCTTCAACTCAAACGCCGCACTCGACATTGGGTTGGCCCGGAGCCAGTGACGGAAAAGGGTTGTGAATTTAGCTTCGCGTTTTATCATATCTTTAAGTATATACGCTCGTCGAAGTCCTGTTTGTTTTTAATACATTTATACACCGCCTCGTCGACTCCTCCCCGCACAACAATGTCAACAAAGAGATTTTTCTTGAGAGCATTGGCGCGCAAGATGCGGCCTTCGCCTTGTATTCGATCAACTACTGAGTAACTCATTGAAGCAAAAACCATTAGGGGGTATTGAGGGAGCTCCCACCCTGCACTTATTTGGGACTGGGCTATGAAGATACATTCCTTCATGGAATTGGCTTGTGCGAGGACTGAGCCTCGATCCTTGGTGTCTCCGGTGAGTGTTAGCACATTGTACCCATGTTCGGTGATAAGCTTCTGCATGTAGTCAATTTGGCCTCTGTACTTAGCAAAGACAACCATTCTCGGAAATTCGAGAGCAAGATCGAGAATGACCCGGAGCTTTTCTGTGGGGAATGATTCGCTTGGATTAAACTCGTCACCCGAAAGCACCCCATTTTCCACCTGATGCTTCTTGCCGACGAGCACTATTGGTTCGGGAAAATCAAGAGGTAGAGTCTTCAGTCTTGTTCGCTGTTCATCTGTCAGCTCAACATAAATGGTTTTGAATTGCTGTTGTGGCACATCGAAGTAATCCTCGAGTCTTCCAACGTAACCGATTTTCTTAACGAGATTGGCCAGTGAGTCTTTGCTACCATCGTCGCTCTTGGCTCTATAAACTTCGCGTCCGGGCATTGGGAGTTTTGTGTAAAATCTGTCTCTGAACTGATAAAAGTTTATGTCGTAACCCAAGAGAACGGCTGCCGCCCAAACAGTCATCGGAGATCGTATGACGGTTGCGGTAACGAGATAAAATCGCTCGGGCTTTGTACGGCTGAGAAATGACTGAAGGCCAGAGAATAGTTTTGAGGTCTTTGGTGTAGGGACGCCTTTGACATAGCAAGTGGTCGGGTTAACACCGAGGCAGGTGTGAGCTTCATCTATGATGACGGTATCAAAGCGGGGTAGGGTGGCCGAGTCGCGGCGGAAGTCTTCTTTGGAAATGACGGTTAAATCGATCTTGAGATTATTATTCTTTGCTTCGCGCTGCCAGTTTTTGTCTTCACGTTGAGTCTTTGGACATATGACCAGAGTCTTACCTCGTGCCAGAAGTAAGGCTATCCTTGTTTTCCCCGAGCCAGTTCCAAGAAATAAGCCGTACTTCTTACGATCTTCCTTAATTATTTTTTCTTGGTGTTTGTAGAGCACTCTTTGTATATACTTAAAATTTACCTGTTACGCCGGCAAGGACAGTAGCGTTTGTTTCGTAGTACCTGTACATGCGCACGTATTCAATCATGACCTGTTTCTTCTCTAGTTTTAAAACTTCCCTGAGCACACTTGCTATGGACATATCATCCGCACGGCTTTTGGGTCTACTTGTAAAGCCGTTATTGAGACAATCTTTATAAACCTGTTCTGTGGTAATCCCCGCCTCTCGGTGAGCGTCTGTCAGGTCGTTAAAGTACCAGTTAACAATTCTATCGGAGTTGGGATCAAGCACGCGTCGAAGTGATTGCTGGAAGATTGTCTCTTGTTGCGGAAGGTTGTAGACATCTTCTTCAAGAACAACAACACGATGATAAGCTTCAGCAAGTAGTTGATCGCGGTTCTCTTTAAGCCATTCGATGTTTGCTTGAGGGAGTTGTAGAGTTACCGGCAACCAGCGACGGTTGCCTGTTTCATCCTTCAGGTACTCGTTTTGGTTTGTGGTCATAGCAAAGACGCAACGACGAGGAAAGTCTTTGGTAACGCGACCATAAGGAGGTCTGAATGTATCAACTTGCGTTGTGATGATTGCCTTCATCCTTTTTACTTCTGTCCGCGAGAGTGTCTCTCCTTCCGAGAATTCGATAATGGCTTTGCCTTGAAACTGCATGAAAAAGTCCTTGTTCTCTGTCCCCATTGTTGTTTCAACATGCCAGTCGCGACCCAGTATGGAAAGAGATGTGCTTTTCTTAGATCCCTGCTCGCCCTCGAGCACTAAAACATAATCGAATTTACATCCGGGATCTACAATTCTTTTGACAAGTCCCTTCAACCATATTGGACCAACCGCCTTGTGGTAAATATCTTCTGATACGCCGTATGTTTGTGTGAGCCATGACTCAAGGCGTGGGGTTTCATCCCACTTGATGGCTTTGATGTAGTCCTTTGCGGAGTCGTAAGTGTTCTCATTTGCGACTTGAACAATGGCATCTCGAACCATTTCTTTGCCGACCTTCTGAAAGAATTCATACTGGATACTAATCTTGGTCTGAATCGTAACGGCGTCTTGATCGTCGATTGCTCGCCAATCCTTACTAATAAATTTGATTTCGTATAAATTTCTGAACTCATCATATCTAAGCCCTGCGATTGAAACCTTGTGTACTCTGAGGATCCGGCAAATGTTCTCCGTGCACATTGTATAAACTCGTTGCTTGGCCTTTTCTACGTACAAAAGATTGAGACCTTCCATATAGTCCGTTTGCTCATCTAAGGAAAGAGCTTTGTCGCTTCCCCCCAAGAATACTTTTTGTGGAACTTCTAATTTGGCTTTTGATTTCATGCTATTTAACGTAAAAGAGCGAGATCTCGTTGAATCAGGCCCATTACAGCCTGCTCCGTAAGGAGTACGAGATCTCGCTCTTTTAAATTAAGTATCGAAAATGGTAATGGTTTATTCATGTGTATTTATAATTATACGCCTATGCATTTTGCCCGTCCAATGTCATGTGGGGATAAAGATGTGGATAACCTGTTTTAAATCATCTTAGCTGTCCCCGGTAGGTTTTTTCGTTTTGCCCGTCCAATGTCCTGAAATAAATGAGCTTAGCTGTCCCTGCCGGCTTTCGTCCGTTGTGATTATTTTGCATTTTCCTGCCCTGTCTGAGTTTCGTGCGTTGTGCCGTGCGTTTCTGAATACGATTAAGCGGTATGGTTTTGGGTATACAAAAAAGCCGACACTCTATGCTGTGTCGGTCTTTTGATTTTTGACTATTCTGCTTCTGCACAATCGTGGCAGAAACTCAATTCCTTGCCTTGATTGTCTTTAAATGTGATAAGAGTTTCAAAACTCTCACCGCAATTATTGCATTTGTCTTTTTTCTTTTCACCTTTGATTATTTTTTCTAAACACTTCGGACATGTGTCCTCTTTGCCCTCTAGGCCATAAAAGCTTTTACCACATTCGCAAGTTATGTTGCCCTCTTGTCCTTGTGTCTTGTCCCATTCTAAGCTATTCACCGCTTGATTAACTTCATTTTGCAATGCCAGAAGTAACTCTGGCGTGCCTCCCATAACTTGCGGGAGTATTTCGCCATTATCGCTTTCAAATTGTAGAGTCAAAGCCGTCAATCGCTTCTCGTCTTTCAATTCAAACGTGATATATTCTCCTCCCTGTCCCTTTGTAGCTCTCTCGCTTGTTGTTGCTGCGTATAGTTTCATAAAATTATAGTTTATTGTCTGATAATTTTAAGAAGTTTTCTAGCGTATTGTCTACGGCGTAATGTATTTTAATTTTCTTACTTATATAGCCGTCTTGACTAATAGTAAATTCAAACTCTACGCCGTTCTTTACTAGCTCGCCCGACTTTATAGGGCTTTTTTCGTCTTTGTAATCCTCGCGTGAGAATTTAAAGCCTAAGCCGTCAATGCTTTTTAGAAAGGCGTTGATTTTGTCTTGTGCTTCTTTTTCTTTTGCTTCCAGCTCGCTTTCGCTTGCGTTTTCAGCGTCTAGCTTGGCTTGTAGCTTCTTGGCGGTCAATACTTTCATATTATCGCCTTTGTATTTTGCGTATACTTCGCCTCGCGTAGAGCTTGAAACATTCGGATAATGTGCATATTCTTTTCTATGTGCATATATATTGCCATCATACCCGCGTCTTATTAAATAATCGCGTACGCCGTCAAAATATATCACTTGAAAATCTGTTCTATCCTCGCCCTTCTCTATCCTTGAGGCCATAAAGCCTATGTTTATTAATTCGGCTTGTAGTTTCTCGGCTTGGTTTAAGTATCCAAGTTGAATATCGTCAAACTTGTTTTTGTTTAGTTTCATAATCTTTTTATTTAATTGTTAAGGTACTCGCTCGCATAGATAGCGAGTTAGGGATATTTGTATAAAATACCCTTTGGAACGTCCTACAAGGACGCTCGCAAGGATGTTTTAAGAAATCTTTTATTTAACTCCAGTAATTTTCTCTAAGCATCTATTACAAATAGTTAAGATTTTAACTATCTTTGTATTTCTGTCTCTCACCGTCTCGTTATAGCGGTCAGCGTCCCTTGCTTTACAGACCTCGCATTTATATATTTTGTTTTCCATATTAGTTGTTTATATAATCGGGTAAAAAGTGGCCTGTATTCATAGCATAAGCATATACAAGGAAGCTTATAACTAAGGCTATGAATAAAATGTGTGTTGTCTTCATATGGTGTAATGGTTTTATTCAGTTTAGCTAAAGTTGTAAACTGATAATTAAAGAATATCACGCCTATTTTAGATGTATATGGGCTTTTGTATTTTCTTTTATTTAATGTGTGGATAACTCAAAGTGTGGCTTTGTTAAGCCGTATAATGTGGTATGTTTTAAAATGAGTCAAATTGAGTTTAGCCTTTACGTTGTGCAATTGCACAATGTATGTCGGTGGTTGTGCATGTGGTTGAGTAGTGATTTTGTGTTGCGGTTGAGGCCTTATTCTCTTATTACTTAACCTACTTATTATTTATTAGTAAAAGAGTATAAGAGAAAGGGACAGGTGTATAGAGGTGGTACAATGTGGGGTATATATAAGGAAATGGTCGTGTAGGTCGTGTAGTTAAGTAATTTAACGTGGTTGAGCCATATTTTAACACGAATTACATGACCTAATGAAAAAAACTCCAACTTTCAATCCATTTAGAAGAATAATGGTATAATTATGGAAATAACCCTTGTTATGTTAAAACCAAGACAAAAAGCCTTTCTGAAGGCTCTGAATAAGAATAATGGAGTAGTTAAGCGAAGTGCTATTGAAGCCGGCTATAGTGAGAGTTACGCTGATAAACAAGGTAAAATGCTTTTACAAAGTGCAGTCAAAGAACAAGCCAAAGAGATAGTTCAACAATTAGAGGGAAAAGCTATTGAACCTAAAGAGGTAAAACGCTTTATGTTTGAACTCGTGGGGTTTTCTAGGGAAGATATACTAAATAACATTAAATACCTAGCTGAACAAGAGAAAGACCTAAGCACACGCCTAAAAGTTCTAACCCCTTTTGCTAAAGAGTTAGGCGTAACATTCACGACTGACGACGACAGCCAAAAGAGCAAGGCTCCAGTCTTAAACCTAACAGTGAGACGTGTTGAAACTGATAACACAATACACGTGAAGTCAATAGCAGAAAATACGGCTAACAATATAGAGGCACAACAAGACCATAAAGACGTATAATGTCAATGGTTAAACTATGGCTATGTTGAGCCACTGATATACTCGTTCGCATTACGCATATTGTGCGAATGAGGATGTCAGGCTTAAGTAGTAAGAAGTCGGAGGGTCGAGGATAAACGTTGAGGCTTACGCTGTAAGCGGTAGGGGTGGTGGGGTATGCGGTGTGAGGGGGGAGTACCTCAGGCCAAGCTGAGCCTTTGGTTAAGTTAAGGTTCAGCCTTCACTGCAAAAACCTCAATTTTGAAATCATTGACAATATATATAAATTATGGTGTTTAACACAGACAATATGAAAATCTCCAACGACTTTCCTCCCAACTTCAAAAACATAGAGCTGAAGATTCCATCCACAAAGGAACACGAGGCTATCTTTTGTTATGGGGATACGATTTATAACCCTTACAACATACAGCTTAGGCCTGATTTAATTGAACACGAGGCAATACACTCCAAACGACAGCTCGCCAATCCCAACACTCCCTCGGATTGGTGGACACGCTATCTTTCAGATAACGCTTTCAGACTCGAGGAAGAAATCCTCGCTTACAGGCACCAGTATCAATTTGTTAAAAGGTACGTCAAACACCATGAAGAGGTGGGATGGTTTCTTAATAAGCTTGCAGAATCCCTTTCTTCGTCTCTTTATGGTTCTCTTATTTCTCATCAAGACGCAAGGAAACTAATTAGAAACACATGACCATAAATCGCACTACACCATCGTCAGATCAATTCGAACAATATAAGCAAATGGGCCGCGATTGGCTCGACGGCAAGATTATTATTGAGGAATTCAACGGTTTTAAATTCCATCCAAAGCAAATTGACTTTATCAATGACAAATCCCGCTCATCCTTAATCAGCGGAGGAATGGCCTCCGGCAAAACCCTTGCGTTTGTAATTAAATTCATACTCCTAAGCCAATGGTTCCCTGGATCTAATTTTCTTATAGGAAGAAAGACACAGGGCAATGCTGAGGAGACATTTATGAAAGACTTTAGAAAGATTTGTCCACCAGAACTTTACATACACGCGAAGGGCGCACATCAAATTATCTTTACAAATGGTTCAACAGCTGAGTTTTGGGGATTGGATGCGCTACAATCGGGAGCCGAGTCGGATATTGCCAAAGCGGAGCAGAAGCTTAAGTCGCACAACTTCCACTTTGAGTTTTGCGATCAGTTGGAGGAGCAGGAGAAGAAGGTTTACGACGCACTGATGTCGAGAATGAGGGCCAAGATGTGTAACCACACGGAGGAGGAGATGGATACAGTGCGAGATAAAAAAGGTAACGCAGTATTTGCACGATGCAGAACATGCGGGGAATATTCCTTTAATCAGTTTTGTGCCACTACAAACCCAGCGAACTTTTGGGGCTACGACTTCTTCAAGGTTAACCCTCGGCCAAACACCCACCTCATTGAGGTATCCACATTGGAGAACAAGGCCAATCTCGGGGCGGCTTTTCTCGAAGGCGAACTTCAAAAGCCTGAACTTTATAAACTGAAGTTTCTTTACGGACAGTGGGACGACAAGTCGATGGTCGAGGGAGGTGTCTTTGCTGAGGAGTGGATACTTAATCAACGGGCACTCGTTAAGGCGCCGATTCGTATTGTGGGGGGGATACGGATATTCGAGGAGCCAGAGGATGAGGAATATCAGATAGGGGTCGACCCTTCAACTGGAGCGGTGGATCCGTGCAACATCACTTGCGCCTCAAAGGCGAGCGGCAGAATGGTTGCTACATACACCGCACACGTTCCGATTAACGTTATCGCAGAAAAGGCGGTGCAGATGGCCCTGATGTACTCACTTAAGGCTCCGCCTCTTATGGTTCCAGAGGCAAACGTTCAGGCTATTGTGGAAGCCATCAAGCCGATTTATGAAAACATCTACGTCAGGGAGGTTTATGCCGCCATTGAGGATAAGAAGACATCGAAGCTTGGATTCTACACAACGCACGCCACGAAGACTCAGCTCATTGAGAACATGAAGGAGCTTTTTCAAAAGGGCTTTCCGAAGGTTTTTGATGCGGATACGGTAGAGGAGATAAACAAATTTATATATACGGACTCGGCACAGTCGAAAGGGGCGGGAGCACAGAAGGGGTACCACGATGACCGCGTCATGGGTATGATGCTCGCTTACTGGAAAGTGATACCGACATTTAAACAGGAGACACGCTCAAAGATTGCAGAGTTGCAGGTGGAGCGCATGCGGATGAATGTGCGCAAGATGGATTTACGTTCGAACAAGTAACTTCGTGGTATAATTAAAGATAAATAAATGGCTAAATTCAAAGGAGAGTCGGACGGTGGAGATTTACTCGTCAGTTCTATTGGCGAGCTTATTCGAAAGCAGGAGATAAATTACATAAGCGGAACGAATACGCTATCGAAGTACGTGCAGAAGTCGATGATCGATGATCTCGACAAAATCGACGCTTACATTAACTCAAAGCACACCACCGGAGAGGTTGATTCTCTCGGACGTGAGAAGCCGTTTTTCAATATCGTTACAGCCGCACGAAATATCTGGTACAGAGCTACAGATCTTGATAGATCTAATATTAAAATACGTTCGACAAAGCAGCGCGATACAGTTGCGGCATTTCTTGCCACTGTTCATATTCAGGACTGGATGCGCCGTGTGAACTTCGGATACTTTTTGAATGATTGGGGACGATCTCTTGCTACTTACGGCTCAACGGTTGTTAAGTTTGTGGAGAAAGAAGGGCAACTCATTCCTTCGGTAGTGCCTTGGAACAGACTGATTGTAGATGCCGTCGATTTTGACGGAGCACCTGTTATTGAGATTATCGAATTGACGGAAGCACAGCTTCGAAAGAGGGTTGTTACTCATGGATACGATGCGGATATGGTCGACAAACTTTGTGAAGCAAGAGCCGTACGTGAAACAGTTGGCAAGACGCGCAAAGACAACAAGAATGACTACATAAAACTTTACGAAGTACACTGCGAACTCCCACTCTCAGAGCTTACCGGAAAGATGAAGGACGAGGACATTTACGTTCACCAGATGCACGTCGTTACGTTTGTGGCCACAAAGGAGAAGGGCAAGTTTGACGATTTCACTTTAGTTATGGGGAAGGAAGAGAAGAACCCCTACATGATAACTCACCTCATCAAGGAGGACGGACAAACACTTTCTATGGGAGCAGTGCAACATCTCTTTGACGCTCAGTGGATGGTTAATCACACGGTTAAAAACATCAAGGATCAACTCGATCTTGCGTCCAAACTATTCTTCCAGACAGCGGACGTTAGCTTTATAAATCAAAATGCGATTACTGCTATTGAGACGGGCGACATTTTGACTCACGCAGTTAACATGCCTCTCGAACAAGTTAACAACGGCTCTCACGACATCACCTCAAACACCAACTTCGCAGCCATGTGGCGAGCGATGGGTAACGAGGCAACAGGTATCTCTGATTCCATGAAGGGTAATACTGCTCCTTCGGGAACTCCTTGGAGACAGATTGATGCGCTCCTACAGGAGAACCACTCACTTTTTGAGCTTATGACCGAGAATAAAGGGCTTCACGTTGAAGACATGTTCAGAATTCACGTCATACCCTACATAAAGAAGAAATATTTAAATAACTCAAAGGAGATTTCTGCAACTCTTGAGGAGCACGACATCAACAAGATCGATGGAATGTTTGTTCCTAACCAAGCGATTAAGCGAGCCAACAAGATTTTAGTACAAAAGATTATTAACGGAGAACAGCCGACACCACAAGAACAACAGCAAATTCAAGATAGCGCACAGGGTGAGGTTCAAAGCAACCTATCGTCTCTCGGTAACCAGAGATTCTTCGCTCCGTCTGAAATATCAGACAAAACATGGAAAGAAGCATTTAAAGATCTTGAATGGGAAATGGAGGTGGATGTTACCGGAGAATCTTCAACTGCCAAGGATGATATGACCACTCTCTCAACTGTATTCCAAACAATTGCCGATCCAGGAAAAGCAGCAGTCCTTCAAACACCAGCGGGCAAATTCCTCTTTAACAAGATTCTCTCTAAGGCTGGAGGAGTTTCACCACTTGAAATTGCATCTATCCCAGCTCCATCTCAAGGTGGCCCTTCTCCAAAGTTCATAGAGACACTCTCATACAAAGATGCCCCCTCCTCAGTCCAAAGGCAAATGGAGTCTCAGGCTGGATTTACACCCGCAACGGAAGGTAATGCGCAACCCATGCTAAAATAGAGAGATGATTAAAGGTTCCAAAATGACAATTCAACAAAGAGAAAAACTAAGTTGGGCACACAGAAATCACAAACCAACAGATGAGGCAAGAAAAAAAATAAGCCTAAGTTTACTTGGCAATACCCGTTGCATAGGAAGGATTCCTTGGAATAAGGGTAGAAAAGATTTAGGTGGTTATAAATGGAGTAAACCAACAAAAACACCTGAAATTTTACTTGCACGGCTAACAACCAAATATAAACTGTGGAGACTGGCAGTCTACGAAAGAGATAATTTTACTTGCCAAATGTGTGGACAGGTGGGGGGCATTTTAAATGCTGACCACATAAATTCTTTTGCCCATTATCCAGAACAAAGATACGAATTAAGTAATGGAAGAACACTTTGCCACTCCTGTCATAAAACTACACCAAATTACGGCAGAAAAAACAAAATAGAATCCCAAGCCCCCGCACTGGCACCATAATCGGTGGGGTTTATTAGTTAACAAAGAAATATCATGAAAAAAGGAAAAACAGCATCTGCTATAGGAAAGATGATTCTTGCTAAGAAAGGCAAGCTCATTCCTGCTGGCGGAGCCAAGGCCATGCCTAAGTCTCTCGGCAAAGGCAACGTTGGGCCAAGCAAGAAAGGATCTATTAAAAAGTAATCTTAATAAAAATGGCAACAAACAAAACTGAAGAAGAGATAGTTATTCCCGCAGCCGAAGAAGTTAAAACTGTAAAGCCATCAACGATTAAAGTTGAAGACCTAATAGAACCAGCTGACGGAGATAGCGAAGCAGCTCTTAAGCTTAAGCTGGTTTATGCAGCTTACTACAAACAGAATCCTCACAGGGGAGATGACGAACTTGAAAAAGGACAACTTCTCGCAAAATTAAAAGCACTTTAATCACATAATCGGTGGCAGATACCAAAAAACCAGCGCAGAAAATGCGCTATTCAGACGACGAACTCTCGCTGATGCAAAACACATTCCGAGACCAAGAGGATGTATTACGTGCTGTTAGAAAAGTATTTCTTCAGATGCCTCTCGACGCCATAGATAAATCGGTGGTTGAGACATTGAGGAAGCAAAAGGCGACACTCGCTCTTATCCGTAAGGCTTTTTTGCCAGAACTCGATGAAAAAGCACCCATTCACCAGCTAGTCGACTTGTGGCTTACTGTTGATATTAAAGATAAGGCACCAGAGGATGCGTGGCCACATTTGCTTGCCCGGCAAAAGGTTATTACCTTTCTTGAAGAACAGATTGTTTTTCTTGAAAAAGGCATAGCACCAAAAATGCGCCTAGAGGCACTTAAGGGCATTGAGGGCAAAAGCCCCGTTGAAGCGTATGCTGACATTGTGGCAAGAAACACCATTGTCGGACATACAGAAATGCAGGTCTCCCAATTCATACTCCTCGCTGGCCTTAACGGAGAGAGCACAGAAGATGTAAAAAAAAGACTATTCCAGGACTCATCTAAGTAAAATTAGGTAACGGACTGAATATGTTATAATTATAAGTAACAAAGCACATTGTGCTTTAAAAGAAATATCCAATGGATAATAAAGACGTGCAAAACCCGGAAGATATAGCAGCTGATGAAGCCGCTTTAAAGCTTCCAACAGAGGAAGAAATTCGTTCGAAGTTTGTCGAAGAATTTGGTTTCGATGAAACCGATGACGCCGAGAGACTTGATAAGCTTGTAAAAAAGGATTTGGAGGATCGCAAGAGACTCTCAAAGACTATTGGGCAAAAAGCTAAGTTGCGTGAAGATCTCAAAAAGATTGCCACCCAAGCGAAAGAACCCCCTGCTGTTTCCCCTGATAATAGCGGCGATCTTACTTCAAGAGACATGTTCGTTTTAGTTAACGCGGGTGTCAAAGAGGAAGAGGACGTAGAAGAAGTTACTGAATACGCAAGATTTAAAAAGATTTCCATTTCGGAAGCCATTAAATCCCCTCTAATCAGAGCTTCTCTAGCAGAGAAAGCCGAAATGCGTAAGACAGCCCAAGCTACAAATAGTGGAAGCTCACAACGTACGGCTGCAAAGATTTCAGAAGAGCAACTTATAGCGAAAGCTAATAAGGGCGAAGAGGTTGACCCATCCAAACTAGCCGAGGCTCGAATGAAACTTAAAAAAGGAAAGTAATTTCAATCGGTGGGTTAATATTTAATTTAACCCTAACGTGAACACAATATCCACAAAGACCTACCGTGATAAGTATCGTCTTTCAAACCTTGATATTCTTCTTCGCAACGGTCTCGTAGCTGAAAAAATTGCTATGGTTGATCGTTCTGAAGCAAAGACTGTCCAGAACCCTTACGGTTCTCAACCCACAACTGTCATTCAGGCAATTGTAGGAACTTATACCCCAGCTTCTTACACCACTACAGATGACACATTGACTGTATCTGATGAATTCATCGTTTCTGAACAAGTATTCGATTGGGAACAAACACTTTCTCTATTCGACCTATTTGCTGACAGAACTGACGAACAAGCATACTCAGTAATGACAGCGATTGATTCCTTCGTAATCAACGCTATGTCTCTTGGTGCAACAGGTGCATACACAACTCCAGTAGGAGGATTCACCACAGCAGCAAACGTCAACGTAATTATGGCTAACCTTATTTCTAAGGTTTCCGGTTACGCTGATGTTTACAAAGGACTTTTCCTTGTTATTGAAAATACCGACATCGTTGGTATCGTTCAAGCACAAGCAACTAACGGTTTCTCATACGCAGATGCAGCTCTTAACAACGGATTCATGACTTCATACATGGGAGTTGATATTTACGTTGTAAGAACAGGTACTTTCGTATCCGCAACTGTTGGTACAAAGACTTTCGTTAACAACGCTTGCCGACTTTTCGGAGTCAAGAACGTTGCAACATTTGCAGCTCCTCGAGGTGTCCAATTCGATGAAAAGGGCGTTTCAGGAAAGACTGGTAAAGAAGTTGTAACTTGGGGTTACGTTGGTCTTAAAGTATGGGCTACAAAAGCAGCTCTACTTGTAAAGATTACTCTAGCGTAACTTTAATACCCCTTTTTGTGGGGGTTCTGGTAGTAGCTTCCCACCGATTCTGCTACTAGAACTCCCCCCGAAAGGATAACAACTAATAATCATGGCAAATCCAAACGGCTTAAATCCAACATTTCCAGGAGGCGTCACCGTTGCTCAACAGACTGTAACAACAGCTGGTGGTGCAGCGGTTGCGGCTATCTCTATGGGAATCGGATCAATAGGAATCTTTTTCGGTTCAGGACTACCAACTATTTCTGCGGCCCAAGGTTCTCTATTTCTTAGGACTGATGGTTCGTCTATCTCAACTCGATTGTACGTTAACACTAACGGAACAACGGGCTGGACTAACGTAACAACAGCAGCTTAAGTTTTCTTCCTCTTCATCATTCGTGGTGGAGGGAATAGAACACTTAACAAAACATAATGTCTATACAATTTTCAGATGTAGCGGGAAATACAGGAATCCTACAGCAAGCGCGATCCTTTGCCAGAGTTGACGCAAACCAATGGCCAACCGTTAAGGTTTTAAATTCCGTTAATAACTATCTCGATGAAGTTACTGGATATGCCGTAGGTGCAGACAAACGGTTTAATTGGGATGATACCAATCACGCCAAACTTCCCATCGGCACAACGAATCTCGTTGCCGGCCAGCAAGATTACTCATACCTAACTGACGAACAGGGCAATGCCATTCTCTCTCTTACTCGTGTCGATTTGTTGCAAACCACTGGTGGAATTTACATTCCTCTTGCCTTAAAGATTGAAAGTGAGATTACTCAAGCCGTTGACGAATATCAAAAGACCGCCGGTATCCCGCTTGAATATATTAAGATTGCCGACAACATCATTCGCCTGAAATCACAACCATCAGCAAACATTACTGCTGGATTGAAGTTTTACTTCGAGAGAACAGCTTCTTATTTTGTTATTGGCGATACCACAAAAGCCCCCGGCGTTTCCCCCCTGCTTCACCGAGGATTTATAATCGCAGCGGCCTACGATGCCGCCATTACTCTTGGACTTAAAAACACCAATCTTGTTTCGAAAGAAATGGATAAGGAGCGACAGAAGATGATTCAATATTTCGGAGGAAACAGAAATCGTGACCAGAAGGGGCGAATTGGAATAAGTAAGGATTCAAACAGATAATGGCAATAATAAATATAGCAAAAACCGCATCTAGTACGACCAACATTTCCAAGGTTTCCATTGGAGAGACTTGGGCCAGCATCGTAACTTCGTGGAGCATAGAGACCCGAACTTGGGCCGCAGTCTCTCAGTTGATAGGAAATATTTCAAAAACATCCTCAGCGATAATAAACGACGTAAGAGCAACATAAATATATGACAACTTCAATAACCACAATCAACAGCACCGACTTGATTACAAACAGTCGAACTGATATCAATAACAACTTTGCGTCTTTAAATACCAACAAAATAGAAACATCTGTTCTCGACACCGATACGACTCTCGCCGCTAACTCTGATCTTAAAGTAGCAACCCAGAAAGCAGTTAAGGCTTATGTTGATAGTGGAGGAAATGCGAATGCTTCGACTACCGCAAAAGGTATAGTGCAAGAAGCAACAGCCGCACAGGTGACCGCGGGAACAGCAGCTGGAAATACCGGAGCAAGACTTTTTGTTAATCCCTCCACCCTTCTTACGGCTGGATTATTTAAGTTTGGCGGTACTGGAGCTGATGGAGCTTTGGCGATTGCTTCTGGAACAACAACAATAGATCTTGCAAATGCAGCTGTTGTTGTAAAAAACTACACGTCGATTTCAATTACTGGAACTGGAGTTTTGGCTTTTATAAATCCCAATACCAATGGGACGGTGATAATTTTGAAATCTCAAGGAGCGGTTACTTTGACATCCTCAGTAGCACCAATGATAGACGCTTCAGGTATGGGGGCATCTGGTGACGGATATTCATTTTCAATTTTAAAATCAAATGTTGGTACAGCCCCAGTGGCCTACAATGTTCCTGGCAACGGTGGTGCATTGCCTGTACTTAATTCAGCAAACATTGTAAAAAATGCACTCTCTGGAAAATATCCATTCCTTATACCCGGTGCAGGTGGAGCAAGTTCAGCTCAAGCTGGAGGTGGCGCCGGAGGTTCGGCTATAAATGGAGGAGGTGGAGGAGCTAACGGTGCGAATGCTGGCAATACCGCAACCGGTAGTCCTGGTCGTGGGGGTGGTGTTCTTATTATTGAATGTGCGGGGGCATGGAACTTTACAACGGCATCGGGAATTTCGGTGGCGGGTGTTAACGCAACTGCCACTTCAGGAGCTAACGGTGGAGGTTGCGGTGGTGGTGGGGCTGGAATATTTTGGGCCACGTACAATACCTTAACGGCAAATAGCGGAACCGTGACAGTAACTGGCGGAACCGGAGCAACTGGATCTGGAACTGGCGGAACTGGAGGGAATGGAGGCGCCGGTTATTCATTCACTGGAGCTAACACTGAATTCTCTTAATATGAAAACATTAACCAGACAGGTTGGATGGGAGGGTGGAATCTCGGATGACCCTCGGGCCGCGCGTCTTTTTCGTGGAACATTTCTAGTAAACTCTTTTGTAATAACCAAACATTTTGATATTTTCTCTTCTCCAGGACGTTTGATTTCTTACCGTTCTTTTAAAGCCGATACCAACGACGGATCTACCCCAACGGGAATGAAGGCACATTTCATCCGAGATTTTCTTTATCCCTCTGCTTCAGGAAAACTTTACGGACTTGGTCAAACTGGAGGAGGTCTGACTGAAATCTCGATTAAAGCCGATGCCACTACTGGCAACTGGACACCAGCCTCCGCTACAGGTAATGGTGCAGTTAAAAATGGCTGTTTTGTTGAATACAAAGATTATGCTTGGGGCTTTCAAGGAGCTAATCAAGTTTTTAAATGGGGATTACTTTCGGGTGTTCCCGCAATAACAAACTCTGTCAGCACCACAGCATCAGCAATAACTTCAGTAGCTCAGGGGGTAATCGCAAAAGACGACAATCTTTATTTACCATACAACAACATCATCGCCCGAGTAACATCTGGAGGCACATTCAATGACGCCGTTTTGACACTGCCTACTAACTTTAAGATCACTTCGATATGCAACTATGGAAACTACCTTGCTATCGCCTGTGCCCCCATTTCAACATTCAACGGGGCTTCTAAAGTTTTTCTCTGGAACTTAACATCGCCAGATGTGCAGGAAGCTGTCGATTGGGGAGAAGGAGAACTAAGAATTCTTGAAACGATTGAAGGTATGCTCGTTGGAATCACTGATCGTTACCTTAATAACTCGACTGGAGCTGGACGAGGATCAATGATTATTCAAACATACCAAGGAGGATCACCTCAAGTTGTTAAAGAAATCTTCACCCTTGCTATTACTGGCAAAACTATGCCTCAATCAAAGGCAGTTAAAAACAATCGTCTCTTTTTTGCGGCTAAGATCATGACCGACTCAGCTGGCACTACATATAACGAAGGTATTTGGTCGTTTGGAAGAAAAAGTTCGTCTTACCCATACATTCTCTCTCTCGATCTTATCGACGAGAACATCAACACCTCAGGTATCCAAGCATTTGGATCAGCTGCCAACTACTTCTTTGTTGCCCACTCAGCAGACGGCTCTATAGACAAAACAGATGAAGTGGCTAACTATACTTTCACATCAATTTGGGAAAGTCAGATTTTCACATGGGGAGCGAGTATGCTTGATAAGGTGCTTGAATCTGTCCGTGTATCTTTTAGAAAACTTGCTACCGGAGAAAATCTTACCTTGAAATACAAGGTTGACGGAGCAACTTCGTGGACAACTATCGGAACATTTAACACCGTGGGGGAACTTTCTCATACCTTTGTAAATATTGAATCAACAGGAGCCGACTTTGCTTCAGGCAAGGAGTTCCAGTTTCGACTTGAAGGAACGGGAGGGTTGGAGGTTACGGGATTCGATTCAGATGCCAGCTTCTTTAACAACTTATAATCATGCCTAAAGAAGAAAACGTAACAGATACAAGTGCAATAGAAGCTGAAATCCAAAAATTAAAAAAGGATCTCGGTGACTTAAACGATGAGTTTTATCGTAACAACTTCTCGGCTGGTCAGGATTTTAATAAATACTCACGCTTCAACACTCGTCTCAAGATTCCCCACAAGTCGGCATTGCCCTCAACTTGTGAAGTAAGTGAGATTTGCGAGTATAACGGCAAGCTATATGTGTGCTCAGCCGCCAATACATGGACAATCGTAGGTACCCAATCATAAATGGTATAATTAGTAATAAACAAACATGGCAATAGTAGTAACCCAAGGACAAAGATCAGCAGATGGATCAGGAATAAACAACTTTAACCCCAACACAGGACAAAGACTTTCCGCTGGTCAAAGTGTAGGAATAAACCCACCCACAGCAGCTCAACAGAACTCTGATAATCACGACAGACTTTATGCTCAACAGCACTCAACTGCGATTACTCCAGAGAGTCTTAATCCGGTCTCATCAACCCCAACCGTTCCAACCCCATCAACTCCATCAAGTTTAGGGGGAGATGCCATTACAAGAATTCAAGCTCAACTCGCCACACTTCAAGCCCAAAAAGAAGCTCAGACTGCTGCTGGATATGGCCCCAATGAACAACCTCAAAAAGATCCAGTTACAGGATCCATTGTTCCTAAGGTTGCCCCAACTGATACTGCGGGCGGCACACTTCAAAAATACTTAGATCAAGCCAAAGGATTATTTCAAGCCCCACCAAATACCGCCGATATTTACCAAAAGGATTATGCAGCTTCAGGTGTAGCTCAAAAACAAACAGATGTTAATAACTACACAAATCAGCTCAATGCTATTACTGCAAAGTCTCAAGCTGATTCCCTCTCTCTTACTGGGCAAGGACGAGGAGTCACTGACGTTATAATCGGAGGACAGCAAGCACAGGTACAAAAAGAAGCAGCAATCAAATCGCTACCTATCGCCGCTCTTCTTTCTGCCGCTCAAGGAGATTTGAAAACGGCCCAAGATCATCTCGACACCCTCTTTAAGATTCACTCTGAAGATGCACTGGCTCAAAATACATACCAAACCAAACTTGCCGATTTTGCTCTCCAACTTGCGGATAAAGCAGATCAAAGACTTTTGGATGAAAAGAAAACTAAAGATGCTCAGAATTTCTCACTTCTCACAAACAACCTTAATTACGCTCAGTCGCTTTCAACAATGGCTCTCAATAGCGGCCAACACAATCTTGCTGGTAAAATCATGTCCCTGGATCCAAAGTCTCCAACATATTCGGCAGACATCGCAAAAATAGGCGGGCAAATTACACAAAATCCTTTGGATGTTAAGTTAAAAAATCTTCAAATGGCAAATATACAAAGTGAGATTGTTAATAGGAATAAGAAGGTTGTGGGGACTGAAACAGAAAAAAAATCAGCCGCTATTTCCAAATTTAGTGCCGCGTTTGTTCCTGGAGCAAAAATGGCTGACGGAACCCCAACCCTTGACTCTGATAATTTTGCGACTCCGGTAGCTTTCAAAGCAGCACTTAATGATGCATCAAATTATGGTCTAACTAGACAAAATTTTATTACCCAATTTGGACATTTAATCTATAACGGGGCTGGCGAAATCTCTGATAAATATGGGCTTACTCCAATTGAAAAGAAACTTGTAACAGGGGCTTTATAAAACTATGTCATTCCTCGATTCAATAACTTTACCGAACGGGGGGAATACAACGTCTGGAAAAAGCGGAGGGTTTTTATCGAATGTTCAGTTGCCGACCCCACAAGATACAAAAATCGCAGGATTAAATACACAAGCAACTCAAGCACAAAGAGATTCAGAGGCAGTCAACACAAAAAGTGCGATTGCGGGCAACACCTTCAGTGATCTCGGCAGCAAGCTTAAAAATATCCCCATTGACTTCGCTCACTCTCTTTATGATACGTACGCCCAAACACCCCAAAAGCTAAAAGAAGACATTGCCGCAGGGGCGGCGGATATGAACACTGGAGGATCTGCAAATGATCAGTCGATTGGATTCTTGAAGGGCATCACAAAGGTCGCCACACGAACAGCTGGAGATGCTGCGATTGCGGTTTTTGCTCCAATTTCAAGTGCTATTGGTGCCGCGTTAAATGCAACAGGTGGGCAAAAGCTGATTGACTCAACAGGCCAAGTTATCGCTGACCATAACGGAATCACAAACCTCGAAGCTTTCCAAAAGTTTGCAATGGAACATCCTAATGCAGGCGAAGACTTCAACAGAATTCTTACTTTGTTTATGGCAAAAGGAGAACAAGGAACCATCGATCCAGTTCGAATGGCAAAAGAAAGCCATGTTTTGGCAAACAAATATTTAGGTAATGCAGATCTTACTCCGCGCTCCCTTGGAGTTGATTTTCAAACTGGCGAAAATAAAGTTAATTTAAATAAAGAAAAAACACTCCAAGTAAAATCTGAAACCCCAGGAGACAGCACCATTAAGCTAAATACACCAAAAACAAAACATGCTGACTACGCGAACTCTCAGGGTTACGAACCCATTGTTCCGGACTCATCGCTTCCAACGATTCAAGCAGGAGCAAAACCAAAGCCCATAAGTGACGGCTTGCCAGTTATTGCTGCCGATCCCAAGGTTGGAAGACTCGTTTCAAATGAATACACATACGAACCAATAAAAGATACCCCTGCGGCACCTATAAATAGTTTCGATGCGGCAGTCAAAAGTCAGGCGCCGAAAGTTTCTGATGTTTCTGCTACACCGGATACATCAATTCCCAAAGTTTCAGACACAATCGCTACCGCACAAAAAGCTGGAGGAACCCCACCAGAACCAGCTCCGATGGTCGGGCAAGCTGACGTTAAGCCATTAGATCTGCCACCTCGAGAAACCGGAGTTACAAAAACAGCAAGCGATATCAACCAGAATCTTGTTAAGCAAGGCTTCGAGGCTCTACCAAAAGAACTACAGGCGAAGTACGAGCCACAGTCATTTAAAGAAATCGCCAATGATGTAGCGCATGAAATGGATACCAACTTTAATCAAGTTAGAGATATGGTGACTGGGAAAATACCAATGTCAGAAAAATTAGCAAGAAATCCAGAGATTGCTTTTAATGCAGTCGAAGCTCACGCCATAAAAACAGGAAACGCAGAACTCCTTCGTGATCTTGCGAAGTCTCCAGTTTCAAAAACTTCAGAGGCGGGTCAAATTCTTGGAGGTCACGGTTACAACGATAACCCGAACTCGCCTGTCGATCTTATTAAGAGCATTGAGAAGTCTCGAAAGGCCACCGCAGAAACGAAGGGTGCAGCCAAGCAACTTCGAGAGTCGACCGTCAAAGAAATTGCAGGTGAAGCGAAGAAGATCAAACCAACAAAACAAAATTGGTCGGATTTCGTAGAACAAATTAAATGTAGCTATTAAAAATATGTCATTCTGCCTACCCAAAGAACAAGTTGATAAGTTTATACAAGCCCTTAAGGATGGGGTTATTGATCCTGGAAAACTAAGTGAGATGTCGAGTGCTGAAAGGCGCAGTTTTTTTGAAAAGATAGTTGGAGAAGCCGATGCAAAAGAGGTTAATGCCCTGTTTGAATCAAAACTTCTTCTTAAGAACCAGCAGGCCGGAATGATCGCTTGGGCTAAAAAGGTTGGGGGAATAACAGAAAGCGCAAGAAGAGATCTAATTACCAAAATTCAAAAGATGGACAGAGTTCTGACTGGAGCAGATGAGCAATCTTTCCTCGCAGATCTCGCATCAAAGAAACTCGGTACAGATGTGAGTCTTGAAGAAGCACAGCAAATTGCCGATCTCGCCAAACAAGCGACAGAAGCTAAAGTAAAAATAGATCCATCGGAACCAATCGGTAGTGCAAATAGACTTGAGTATGGTGCTGCAAAAGCGGCTCTCCAAGAGTTAGTGGGCCAACTCAAAGTTTCAAACGATAAATTTACATTCAAGGGAACACTTGAAGATCTGAAAAGTCATCCATACAAAACTATTAAAAAATTAACTGTCGATATTTTGGGATTCTCCAAAGCATTCAACGCGGCATTCGACAACTCATTCTGGGGACGACAGGGATTTAAGGCCATTGCGACACATCCCCGTGCCTGGATCACTGATTTCGGGAAATCTTTTAAAGATATGGCAAAACAAGTAACCGCGAAGGGTGAGTGGTATAAATCAGGAGATGATGCTGTCATGCACGGCATTAAGGCGGATATTTATTCACGCCCAAATGCAATCAACGGGCTCTATGAGCTGGGCAAATTCGACCTTCTTGTTAAGAATGAAGAAGCCTACCCAACGTCATTACCGGAAAAGATTCCTCTGGTTGGTAGAATTTTCAAAGCGTCAGAAGTAGCTTACACCGGAGCGGCCCTAAGACTCAGAGCTGAAATCGCCGACACCGTCCTTGCAAAAGCTCAACAAGCTGGAGTAGATCTAACTAACCCAGTTGAGGTTCAGAGTATTGGCAAAATGGTTAATGCCATGACGGGCAGAGGTTATCTAGGCAAACTTGAAGTTGGGGCCAAGGAATTAAACGTTGCCTTTTTCTCTCCAAGATCTCTCAAATCAAACTTCGACTTTCTAACCGCCCACCAACTACAAGATAACGTTAGCCCATTCGTTAGAAGACAAGCCGCCCTAAATCTTGCAAAAACAGCAGCTCTTGTTGGGACGGTTATGTTAACGGCCAAAGCATTGGGTTACCAAGTTGAAATGGATCCCCGCAGTGCAGACTTTGGAAAAATAAGAGTTGGCAAAACCACCTTCGATGTAACTGGCGGTATGGGCTCAATGGTTACTCTTACCTCAAGAATGCTGACTCAATCATCAAAAAGCACCACAACTCACAAGGTGAATCCTTTGAATTCTGGAAAATATGGATCTCAAACAGTAAAGAATGTTTTTGTTGACTACTTTACGAACAAACTATCTCCGGGCGGGCAGGTGGTTAACGACGTACTGCTAACAGGCCGAACCTTTCAGGGCCAAAAGCCAACAGTTCTTGGAGAGGTTCAGAATCTTTTTGAACCATTGCCAATTAAAAACATCACGGAGGTGATGAGCACACCGGGAGGAGCGAATGCTTTTATTACGGGATTTGCCGACGGATTAGGATTTGTGACGAATACCAACCAACCTAAAAAGAAATGAGATGATCTTATCTCCAATCTTGGTATCTGAAATCATGACCAAAACCATCAATCCAAATAAACCGTACGTTAATATATCGCTTAACATTTTATTACCATACCACACATCAAGAAAAGAAGCAAGATATGTTATAATTAACAGTAACTAAATGGAGAATCTAACACCACAGGAGGTCGCAAAGTTAAAGAAGATAGCCGACGTTATAGATAGAGGAAACATTGCAGTGATGGAGCACCTTGTCGAACTTGAGAACAAAGTCGACGAGCTTTTGCCTTCAGTCAAAGACATTATCGCAAAAAGTAAGGGTGATAAAGGAGATAATCCGACTCCAGAGGAGCTTCTTAACCTTATTCGCCCACTTATTCCTGAAGTTCAGGACGGAATTACCCCAACAGACGATGAACTGGTCGCTCTTATCGAACCTTTGATACCAGAAGTGCAGCACGGCCACACTCCAACAGACGACGAAATCCGCGCGCTTATCGCCGGAATGCTCCCTGAAACGCCTGATATAGAGAAGCTTAAGGCTGAAATCCTAGATGAAGCTAAGGCAGAACTTGCTTCAATGAACTTAGGTATTGATTTTATACAAGAAAATGAGCTTGTCGGACTTGGCCCTCAAATAAGGGACGGTCTTGAGATGCTCGTTGGAGACGATCGCCTTGCAATGAGCGCTATCAAAGGACTCGAAGAAGCATTATCTGCTTTTAAAAACAACGGAAAAGGAGGAGGCAAAAACAATTTCGTGGGTGTAGTCGGAGTGGTGGGTATAGTTGCGGGCACAGGCATAACCGTTGATAACAGCATCACCAACTACCCAAAGGTAAGCGTTAATGGGGGTGGAAATGTCACTATCAATTTCATTATTGACGGTGGTGGCTCTGTAATAACCACAGGAGTAAGGGGATTTGTGGAAATTGCATACAACATGACGATTACCGGATGGCAGATCTTTGCCGATCAATCCGGCTCGGCTGTTGTAGACGTATGGCGAAGCACCTATGCCGGCTTTCCTCCAGTAGTGGGTGGCAGTATAGCAGGCTCAGAAAAACCCACACTTACGGCAACACAGAATAATCAGAATCTGGCCCTAACCACATGGACCACAGCCCTACTTAAGGGGGATATTCTATCTTTTAACGTATCTTCGATGGCGACAGTGCAAAGATTGACGGTCACATTGGTCGCAACGAAGAGCTAGATATGGTATAATTAAGATTATAAGAATTTAACAATAATAATTTTGAGTGCAACATTTACATGGCAACGTTCACACGGAGCAGGTGAAACAATCACTACAGCTACCGAGTTCAACTGGAAGAACATAGACGATAACTCAACCGCCTATTCAGCTTCCCCAATAACAGTTCCCAATAACAGTTTCGAAATCTGGTTAGCGGGTAAGTTCTCAGGAACATTCAACCAAGTATTGAGTGGACTTTACGAACACACAGCAGTAACTTTTGGTTCAAACCTTACTCTTAAAGGAGCAAAGGCAATGACTGTAGACGGAGACAGACTAACTTACGCAACTCCATCAGCTTCAACAAACGCAAACCTCACAAGAGACATCACCGCAGTAACCGCTATCGGTTCAGGTGCAGCAGTATGGTTCGGAGCTACAGGAGCTTCAACAGTAGGAAAGGCAGCAAGCATGACAACTAACCCTTGTTGGACTAACTATCTTACGACTCAATTACAAACAGCAGCAGGTGCAGCGGCGGGAGACACAGCAACTGTGACAATAACCCTTCAATACTCAGAAAACTAACATGGATAAAACAATTTTAGCTTTCTGTTCTAGCGAACAGGTAGAAACAAATCAAGCACTTGAAATTGATGGAAACGGAGATTTTCTTTTGAATTGCCCATGTGGACGATTCTTGAAATTCCCAGGTTCTATGTCAGCAAGTGAAATAAAAGACGCTCTAGCTGAACACAAATCAGAAAACGAAGGAAAGATAAACATGGCAGAACTCGAAGCCAAGAAAGAAAGCATCCTAGAAGAAATTGGTGTTGTAACCGAAGCAGTAGACGCAGAAGTTTTACCACAATAATAATCTAATTAAACAATGAGTAATCCAATACTTAAATATTTATTTACAGCCACTTACAAAGATGGCTCTAAATACACGCAGACATTAGAAGACGTTTCTAAAACAGACCCAACCCGTTCTTGTTTTTTTGACGTAAAACAAGATGAAGTTAAAACCTTCGAGATAAACAGATGGCTTAACTGCTATCTGGTAGACCTCGAAGACGGACACTTCGAAGTAAACGGAAGGAAGTTCAAGATGCACGATGAGGAACTTAAAGATTTCAAACTCATCTACTTCATTAAGAACAGAGTCCATATCAATGTCACTTCAAACAAATTGGGGCAGATTCTTCACTCAGAAGAAGCTGGCCATGAGCGAGTTTGGAGAATTGGCTGGAAAGCTAAGGACAAAGATGGCAAAAACGTGGAGAGAGTAATGGAAATCAATTAATAATTATTAAATTAAAATATGTCACGACAATTTTGGAATGAGACACTAACATGGGCCACAGCGGCTGGAACAGCTATTGCAAACAGCACAACTGAAACAATCCTGTTTCCCAACGTCACAGTTCCAGCAAACTACCTTCAAGACGGAAGATGTTTAAGACTTCGAGCATTCGGAGCTTACGGAACAACCGCAACGCCAGCATTAACACTAGCTCTTAGATGGGGAGGAGTAGCTGGTACAGTTATCGCAAAGTCATTTGCTAACGTAACGACTTCAGCCGTTGGAGGAGGTGCTTCAATGACTGCAATGTGGTCATTTGAAGCAATTATTCAGGTTCGTTCAAACGGAGCTACTGGAACTTTGATGACAAACGGAGAGGCCAATCTCTATACATCAACTCTTGGTACAGCGGGTACAGTTACTAACTACGGAATGCCAGTAGTACTAGCATCTGGTGCAACAGGGGGTACAACTCCAGTAGCAGTTACAGTAGACTTAACAGCTGACACAGCACTCTCGTTTACAGCACTTTGGGGAACAGCAGCCGCTGCTAACTCAATTCAAGGACTCAATTACACAATAGAAGCTCTTAACTAACTTCTATGGCAGCAGCATTTCAAGCAGCAGGAACGGCTCAACAAGTAGCGGGAAACGCTACTATTAGCTGTGCATGGCCAACACACGCAACTAATGACATTGGGATTCTTTTCTGTGAGTTCAACGATAACTTTGCTTTAGGTACAGGTGGTCTTGCTACACCTTCTGGTTGGACACTCATAAACATAAAACAAGGTGGAGGAAACACGGGTATTGCTGCTTACTGGAAACGTGCAGCCTCCTCATCAGAGGGAAACGCAATAGTGCAATGTCCAAACGACGGAAATGTAACACCTGCTTATGACTATATTCACGGGGTTATTTTGACCTTTAGAGGATGTCTTGCTTCAGGAACGCCTTGGGATGTTACCTCTGGAGCATACCTCGGAGGAGTAACCTCAGTGGCTGGAGCAACAACTGGTTCGGCTAATGAACTTGTTGTGATAGGGATTTCTTGTGAAGACTACACAACACCAGGAGCAGACTTCTCAGGATGGACTAATGCGAACTTAGCAAATGTAACAGAAAGATTTGATGGAGCTTGTACTCTTGGAACTCGTGGAGAAATGGGTATGGCTTCTGGCGATTTAGCAGTAGCAGGAGTATACGGAGCGACAACATTTACAAATGCAAGTGGAAGATTGGCAGGAATTACATTCTCATTATTATCAGCAGTCGTAGTAGCCCCCCTAACTCAGAGTTTAAATAACTATCAATTCTTTAAAGTCGGAGACGGAATGTCCGTTTCTGAAAAAATAAAATAACATGCGTAAATTCAAAGTAGCAGATTATTGGCATGTAGAGATATTCGTACTAGCACCAGTCATAGTGATATGGACAATTCTACTTGCAATAATTGCTTTTAAATAAGATGCAAAACCACTTTACCTTGCCTGGATTAGAAAATATTGTTCAAAAAATAGTACCTAATTTTAATGGCACAGTAACGGTTTTCTTTACTCTACTCGGACAATCCCGAAACATAATAGTTCCACATATACCGCAAGATTTTGATACTACCTCTGCTTTCATAATAAATGAATTAGCTAAATTAGGAATCCAATGACATTAATTCAAACAGTACAAGGAAACGGGGGGGGATATGTAAACACTTATACGAAATCAATTACTCCTGCTGCTGGCAATTTTCTGACTGTTGTAATTGCTATTGGAGCAACAGACACTTGCACCATTACAGATGACAAAAGTAATACTTGGACTCTCAATAAGTCTCAAGTTTTGACAGCTCAACGACAAGAACAGAGTTGGAGCAGTATGAATGTTGTGGGTGGTGCAACAACTATCACTGTCACTATGGGAGCATCGCAGTTTTCAGATACGGCAATTATTATTCAAGAATGGGATGGTGTAGCTAAAATTAGTGCATTTGATACTTTTGCCGTAGCAAATACCTCATCGGGAACATCTTATGCTTGTGGGCCTACGGGTACAAATGTTCAGGCTAATGAACTACTAATTGGTGGAATAGCCAGTGATTCAAGTACACCTGCTTTTACCGCAGATGCAACATGGAGCAATCTTTTAACTCAATCTGGTTTTGACCTCTATACAAGTTGTGCGACCCAATACCGAATTGTTTTTGCAACGGGAACTTATAGCTGGACACTTACAAATGCTACAAGTAGACAGACTTCGCAGGTAATCACAACTTATAAAAGTTCGGGGAGCGGGACATCATTTAGACGCAATAATCTCCGACCCCGTGCTTTTGCACCAGGTATAGCAAGATAACAATCCAATGCTTAACACAACAATCCCATGTCTCCAGAAATAAACAAACTAAAGAAAAAGAAAAATTGGCACATGTTTGGCAACAAACTTTGTGTTGGAAGAGTTCCTTTTGATATAAATAATTGCAGAACTCTTTGTGAAAATTGCCACTATTTAATTACCTTCGGGAAGCCCAAACCGAGGGAAATTAAGACTTGGGGTAGAAATTTTACTCAATTAAATAACGCTAAGACCGTCCACTAAAATTTCATTTTTTCAATTAAGAAGTCCCAAGTTTAACAACAAACCTCTTTCGGTTACTGTTATTACTACACAGGTTCTTACTGGAGTAGCTCGCATTACAAAGGCTACTCTCCAAACCTTAACGGGAGTTGCTCGAATCACAGCCTCAGCTATTCAAACCTTAACTGGAAGAGCTAGGATAACAGCCAAAACTCTCCAAACGCTTACAGGGTTGTCGAGAATTACAGCCAAAACCACTCAGACATTAACGGGTCTTGCCAGACTTACAGCAAAAGCTACTCAAACTTTAACAGGAGTAGCAAGATTGCGAGTATCTGCTCTTCAAACCCTAACAGGAAAAGCCCGCATTGGATTGCTTACCCCGCAAACTCTTACGGGGCTTGCTCGTATTACTGCAAATGCCACCAAAACCTTAACTGGATTGGCCCGCATAACGGCAAAGGCTACGCAGACCCTTACTGGAAAAGCGAGGATTGGGCTTCTAACAACTCAAACGCTTACAGGATTAGCCCGTATAACCGCCAAAACAACCCAGACTTTAACTGGTGTTGCCAGAATAACGGCTAAGACACTCCAGACTTTAACTGGTAAGGCAAGAATAACAGCCGCCACACTACAGACGCTTACAGGACTTGCTAGACTTACTTCTAAAACCACAAAAACTCTTACTGGAGTAGCCAACCTTCTGGTAACAGGAACTGTCGTAAAGACTCTTACTGGAGTGGCAAGACTTACGGCTTCGGCTCTTCAGACTCTAGCTGGTAAGGCCCGTCTACAAAAAGCTGTCCTTCAAACATTAACTGGTGTGGCCAGACTTACCAAAGCTACCCTTCAAACTCTAACTGGAGTAGCTAGAATTACGGGGAAAACTACTCAAACACTAACAGGGGTAGCTAGGATAGTAGGAGCTGTTGGCAAATCCTATTCATTTGTCGTTATTTTAGATTAGGAGTCAATAAAATGGTATAATGATAGGAAATAAACACAAAATGAGCGACCCTGCAGACACACCGAGCAATTCAATCCTAGAATTAAAATTGGATTATATAAAGAAGGATATTGAGATTATAAAATCTGATGTTAAAGAAATCAAAAGTGATTTTATATCTCGTAGAGAATTTGAAAATCAAACAAAAGATTCTGATGAGAAATATCAAGCTCAGTTCGCCACCGTTTTAGAGAAAGTAACCCTATTAAATCGTGTCCTTTATTGGACGGTTGGGGCTTTGGCTAGTGCGGTGGTGGTCTCGTTAATCAAATTAGTAATCAAATGAACAAGCGCTTATATTATGTGATGATGGGCTTGATAATGCTGATTATTTTAAATATAGCATCCAATGCCTTTTTATCTTTTTATCCTTACAAAACTCTAGTAGTTAAATCAGCCACAGTTGATCATTCCATTCTGGCTGGGGATACTCTGAATTACGTTGTGGATTACTGTAAATACACAGACAAGCCCGCCAGTGTCTTCAGAACCCTTCATTCAGTGGATGAAACACAGGTAATTCCCTTTCCTGCGGTTAATACGATTTCAGTTAAGGGATGTAATAAAACCACGGTTCCCCTTCAAACATTTGCTAATATTGTACCCGGACAATACTATCTCTTGGTAGATGTTGATTTTAAAATGAATCCCGCCCGAGAAATACACGTAATATTTAAAACAAATAACTTTAAAATAAAATGAACGACATACTCGTAGAAAATCAATTTGGAAACGGTGCTCTTCCTCAGAAATTAGATCTTAGAGACACCAAATATAGCAAAATAGCCACAGCAAGTACTCCTTTTGATTGGAGTATTGGTTACGATGTTCATGCTGACGTTGGCGGGCCTACCAATACTAAAAATCAGGGCCAGAGCTTTTCATGCGGAGGTCAAGCTGGAAGTAATTATTCTTCAATTATACAAATGCTCTATTCAGAGACGGTAGAAGAGAAGTCAGCTAAGTATATTTACTCGCAAATCTACTATCCTAATGGAGGGACAACTCTTCGCGATATCCTTAATTTTCTTGTTAACAAAGGGGATGCTACAGAAGCAATAGTTCCCTCATATGAGAACAACAACCCTCCCACAGAGGCCTTTATGCGAGACAGGAGCCAAGATACAATTTCAGCAGACCTTTCAGCGGCTAAGGTTAAACCGTTAGGTTACGCCTTCGTTAATCCTAATATAGATTCTTATGCACAAGCCATAAGGGACAATCGCGGAGCAATTATGCAGATTGATGGACAAAACAATGGCACATGGTTATCCGTTTATCCTAAACCTCCAGTCGGTAATTCAGATTGGTCTCATTTTATGTTTTGCGGAAGAGCAAAGCTCATAGACGGCAAGAAATACATAGGTGTGCATAACTCTTGGGGAGATGCTGTTGGGGAAGCAGGTTGGCAGTGGATAGGAGAGGATTACTTCAATTCTGGTGATGTTTTACAAGGCGGAGTGGTATTTGCTAAGGAGAATCCTTTAATTGTGCAGAAAAAGACCCTCATGATGGCCCTGATCGCTTATCTACAGAAGGCTCTTAATGCCATAACTGGACCTACCAAGAAGGTGGTATAATAAGAGGTGTTACTAAATAACCGTAAATTTATGTCATCAATAGTACCTGTATCATTAGTAGTTAGTTTTCTTTCTCTTATTATTCCTAAATTAGGACTAAACATCGGGTCAGCAGAGCTTACAACTACTGTACAAGTCATTGTTTCTCTTATTTCTGGTGTTGTTGTATTACTCCAGCACAAAAAGGTTGTTGGACAAGCTCAACTAGGAGGTCAACCTGGGAAATAATAAAACTGGGCTTACTCGTTTAATCCCAATTTCATCAAATGGTTATTTCTCTTAATACTATTCCTCTTCCCTCTGTTTGCCGAGGCTAGTATAAATATCTACCAAAATAAAATAGCTTACTATTCCTCTCTTTACGGAGTAGATCCTATTCAAATCACACAAACTATTAAGTGTGAGTCTCGTTTCGACCCAATAGTCCAAAGTCATCACATCGATAAACACGGAAAACGTGAACGATCTTTTGGCTTGGCTCAAATAAATTTAAAACACAATCCAAAGGTAACCCTGAAACAAGCAAATGATCCAGACTTTGCTATTTTGTTTATGGTACAAAAATTTTCAACAGGACATGCTCGCATGTGGACATGTTGGAGAATCCTATTTGCTTAAAAAATGGTATAATAATATGTAACGGGTTTAATTCTATTTATAAAAAGACATTGCATATTGCCCTCAGTTCAGGTCGCGAACCGAGCTGAAGCCACGATACAAGAACAGTTCCTTAACTCTCAACTATGAGGTCAAGATGAAGACCGTTCCCAATGACCGCATAGCCGGTCGCCCTATCAAATTGAACAAGCAGGTGCTCAAGCCTAAAAGCGGAAAGCACTACGCTGAAGTTGTATTCCTCGGAGACTGCCACTTTGGATCTCCGGAGTTCGACGCACCACGTTTTCACGCGATGATTGACTATTGCGTTAAGAACAAGATCTACGTCTTCCTAATGGGAGATCTGATCGAGCTTGCAACGCGTTACTCAGTCGGTGGCGGCGTGTATCAGCAGTCGTTCAACGGACAGTCTCAATACGAACAGATGGTCGAGTGGCTCATGCCCCTTGCCGATCTGAAGCTCATTCTCGGAACCCATCAGGGTAACCACGAAGAGCGGGTGTACAAAGAATCCGGCATCAACATCAGCAAAGTCATCGCGCGCGAGCTCGGTGTACCGTACCTCGGTGACGCATGCTGGAACACTTTCAAAATTGGGAGCGAAGTCTATGCGATTTACTCCCTTCACGGTCGCACAGGTTCGAAGTTCGACGGTACCGCGTTACTAGCATTAGAACGCCTTGCTGCTCCATTCCATGCAGATCTCGTAGTAATGGGACATTAAATCGTGAGGGTGTCCCCAGAGAGTAATCTCTGTAAAAAAACGTTGTCAAAGTCGGGGAACTCCTAACAAGGACAATCCCGAGCCAAGCCCGAAAGGGAAGGTGTAGAGACTTGACGGCAACCTCCTTGATTTTCTCCACAAATGCATGTAATATGTACTTATGGAGAAACAATGTGAACATTGTAAAAAGCCATTCAAACCAGAACCCAACAGAAAGTTCTGTTCCGTGAAGTGTCGGCAGACTCATCAAAACCGATTATTCTACTCACGACACAAAGAACTTTTTAAGGGGCTTTGGCAAGAATACTATTCTAAGAACAAGCAAGTTCTGTTAGATAAATCGAGAGAAAGATATTATCTTCTCAAAGAAACTAACCCCGAAAGGATACAGAGAGAGAATCTAAAAAGTTCTCGTCAGTACCGAAAAACGGAGAAAGGAAAACTGGTCAAAAGATTAGATAGCCAGTTGAGAAGAAACAAAACTCTTGGTGTGATAGATAAGATTGCTTGGTTAAAGAAGTTGAGGGCTTTTGGCGGTAAGTGTGCGAAATGCGGTTCATCTGAAAAAATACAGATAGACCACATCGTACCCATCTCTAGGGGTGGTACGAATCACATAACAAACTTACAGCCTTTGTGTTCACACTGTAATGCTTCAAAAGGAAGCAAAATCAAGGATGAAGAGAAAGTCCGACACTCCAAGTAATTGGAGATAACAGAAAAAGGCTCACAAATGTATCTCCTCGTCAGTTCTGATGCAGCGAGTTCACAACGGTTCTGTAGTTGAACACAAGAAGCATCTCCTTATTACAGGTTCATACCTGAAATACGGAGGTTACGCCAAAACTTTTGGATTGCCACCCTCCAAGCTTGGTAGCCCGAAAGTGAAGTTTATGTCTGATCACCACGATATATCCGTATCCTGGTAGTGGACTTGGGAGGTCACTACGACTCCCTTTTTATAGTAAGAAGATGAAACAAAACTTTATTACAAAAGATTCAGGAGTCAGGCAAGAATTTGATTCCGGCATGAAGAGGGATACTCAGGAGGGGAAACCTCGATACGATTTAATTATGCCGGTTGGAATGAGATACCCACTTCTAACACGCTTCGCAGAGTTACTCGAAAGGGGCATGGCGAAATACGGTTATCGAAACTGGGAGAAAGCCGACTCCGAGGAAGAATATATTCGATTTAAATCTTCCGCCTTTCGTCATTTCATGCAGTGGTTTCAAGACGAAGGGGATGAAGATCACGCCGCAGCTGTTTGGTTCAACATTCAAGCTGCGGAGTTTCTTAAAGAAAAATTAGACAAATAAATACGACGAAGCTCTTGGAGCTTTGCTCAGGTCGCGAACCGAGTAAAACCCCCAGCACTTCAATTGTTCTTTAACTTTTTACAAGGAAGGTATCAAATGCTTTGTTTCGACGAAGAGTTCTCATACCAGAAATGGTGTGTGGAATGCGACAACAACACCGAGCATGTTCGCGGAGTTTGCCGCGTATGTGTCAACAAAGAAAAGGCCGTTCAGATCGAACTGTTCAAAGAGAACATTCGTGAGGCTGAAGGTCTTGGAGATCCCGAAGAGTGAAACGACGACGAGGCAAATGTTCGGGATGCGGGCAGAGAAGAAATCTAACTCGCCATCATGTCATCCCTCAGAAGCTTAAAACAGGCAACGAGGCTTGTGTTTACTGCTGTCGTGCATGTCACGATTGTGTTGAACATGAAATACGTCGGCTTGAGTACGAAGTCCTTCGCCATAATCAACAAATCTATTGGCAAGCTGCCAATAACTGTCTCAAAAAGGGGAGGTGATCTCTTTCTAAGGAGTAACAATGAAGGCTATCAAGAACTTTCTTGGTGGCCTTCTTTTGGTCATCATGTTTACAGCGTTTGAAAACTCACTCAACAAGGAGAAGACAGTGCATAAAAAAGAGAAGAGAGCAGTGCTTTATGTACTGCTTCTCGCAACAGCACTTATCACTACCTGCTTTGTGGGTGTGATGAAAGCACAAGGCTATGTCAAACCACAAGCCGAAGTTGTGCCCTGGGAATACCTCGATGCAACACCTTGGGGTTTGACTGAAGCAGTAACAATCTGCACTCAGTCAAACAAGCCAATCATTCTCATCAAGCCAAACATCCCCATCATGTCCGAACTCTACAATGAGATAATCGCACATGAGAACTTTCATGTTCGCCAATACAAAGCCTATCCAGGTGGATGTTGGGCGGTTGTAGACGCTATTCAGAAAGACCAAAACCTCTACATCTTAAACGAAGCAGAGGCGTATTGTTCGATGATGAAGCCCAATGAAAGTGTTAGGAGCATCTCGAAATTCCTCGCCAATGTTTACACAAGAGGAAAGATGACCCCTGATGAAGTATTCAGCCTCATCAATGACAAGTGTATTTTCTGGGCTTCGGGGGGAGGTAATTATGACCCCCCGTAGAATCTCAAAGAAGCCGATACTATCACTGCCTTTGAGCGTCCCAGTGGCAGTAATCTGCTCAAACGTGAACATGCACCACACCACGGTTATGATTCGCTATGCGTTTTATGGTCGGGGATTTATTTACGATGACCCTTCGTTCAACGAGATGATTGAGATTGCCAAAGAAATTTGCATCCCATTCACCGAGTGGACATTCATCGAATCAAGGTGTCATTCTTGCAGAACGGGCTTACCACTCTAAACTCTGGAGGCTACAATGAAAATGAAATCATGTGTTGTTGTGGCCTGCAGAGACTTCAACAACGAAACACACCAGCACTTCATTTGCATCATGTTTCAGATGATGGGCAAAAATGGTATTCATGGTGAAGTTGTTCAATGGGACAATCCCTCAACAGAAATAGTTAAGATGATGTTATATCATTCAAAAACTGCTGTTGTGTATCGCCCTTGTAATCAGTAACCACTCTCTTTTGAGGGTGGTTTTTATAACACAAAAGCCGTACGACGGGTTAAGGCGATACGGCTTTTGGAAGAACTATGAAATTTTGGCTCCACCGCTGCTTTGAGCACGGTGTCCTTTATACACGTAGGTTTATATAAAAATTATTGACTACGGACATTAGACTATGGCTGGCGATAGTAAGAGCTTGCACCCATACCTAGTGAGTAAATGATTAAAAACTCACTAATATACATTATACCATTAAAGACAAAACAAAAGGACAAATAATGCTGTGGATAAGGGCTTGTAATTAACAGAAAGCGTATTAAAATACCCCTTAGACCATTTTCCGAGCTTTCAATGACCCCCTCTGCCCGAATCCGCGCCCTCACCATCAACGAATGTCTGCTTCATGAAGATCAACTGGTTCAAAGTAAGGCTGAAGCACTTTATCTTGAGCTGGTGGGTATTATTGAGTTACAGAAGTCTCGAGAGAGATGCAAAACCGCTCTGATCAGATGGGTAACGTTTGATGAACGATCCGCCCCCAAGCCCGCTATTACTTAGTGGGCTTTTTCTTGGGAGGGGAGAGAAATTCATTTATAAGGTGAGCCATTGAGTGCGTCATTACTTCTTCGGTATCTCTGGTGATTGGAATTGACGCCCACTCAAATAGGTGAAAGATGGCGTGCAAACATTCGTGAGCAAGCGTGGCATATTCTCTTGGAGTTTTTGGCTTTCGTGGAATCCAAACGACAGGGACATAGCCAGTTTTATAGAAACACTTACCTCTACAATCGTAGCCCATATCATATCCTTCTGTATCAAAATCAGGGCTATCAAACTTCCAGGCCATATATTTATTTACATGCTTATAGTCTCCCATGATACAGATAACCTGAAAATCAAATAGTCCCATGCTGGCTCTAATTTCTTTAAAGGGTATTACTTCTTTCTTCTTCATATATCTTTATATCTAGCTACTAATCTCCCCCTTTATTGCTGGGGAGGGGTTAGTTAATTCTATCTGTTCTAATAACTCTAGGACTGTGATATTCGTGTTCAAAAGGTTGCTCACAAAACGCACAAGTCCATATTTCTTCATAGCCATCACAACTAATCATTTCTTTTTTGTAAGTCGTTGAGATAAATCCCAAGAATCCGTTGATATACATTCTGTCTTGATACACAGGATTTTTCGCTTTTATCTCTACCTTTGGTCTAAATTCGTGATGATTTGATGCTGTTGATGTTGCCATATCTTTATATCTTAGTTAGTAATTGGGGGAGTCTGGGGTAAAAGCATGAAATTCGCTTCCTACA